TCGATCTCGCTGTCTGTACGCCCACCGTCGCCCCGCCTGGATGTGATCGCATGCCACAGTCCCAGCCGCCGAGCTTTGAGCCGCGTCGGCGCAACCCCCGCGCTGGGCCGTTGCTGCTACCTGCGGAGGGTCGGCAGGGTGATCCGCCGCGGTGGCCGCTGCCGGGTCGGCAGACGGGCGCGGAACGGGAGTGTTGGGCGCAGCTGTGGCATACGCCGCAGGCGGTGGCGTGGGAGCGGCTCGGCTGGTCGCATGAGGTCGCCAGGTATTGCCGGCTGCTGGTGAAGGCGTCGCTGCCGAAGGCGGTCCCGGCGGTTCATGGCCAGTGCACCGCCCTGGCTGACCGGTTGGGGTTGACGCCGAAGGCGATGCGGATGCTGCTGTGGACGGTGGCGACGGATGAGGTCGGCGAGCAGCGGGAGGCGCCAGCTGGCAGTGGCCGGGAACGGCTCCGCGCGGTCGAGTAGCGCGACCCGGGCCGCCGCAGTGATTTCAACTGCTTGGTCAGACGAGGGTGATCAGTCCCAAGCTGATCAGCGGACCGGGTCGGAGGTAAGTCTATGCCGTGGCGCGGCCCGGAGGTCCCGGGCGAGTTCCCGACCCTCGGCTTCCAGGTTCTTGACTGGATCGAGCACTACTTGGTCCATGGACCCGGTGATGTGCAGGGCGAGCCGATCCATCTGGATGAGGAACTAGCCCGGTTCCTGCTGCGGGCCTACAAGCTCGACCCGGACACGGGCCGCCGTGTCTATGACGAGGCGCTGCTGAGCCGTCCGAAGGGCCGTGCGAAGAGCGAGCTCGCAGGCGAGTTGGTATGTGTCGAGGCGCTTGGCCCGGTCCGGTTCGACGGGTGGGATGCCCACGGGGAGCCGGTGGGCCGGCCGGTGACGTACCCGTTCATCCGGGCATTGGCGACCGAGGAGACCCAATCGTCGAACACCTACCTGAACGTCACCTACATGCTCGACCAGGCTCAAGAGCGGCACCGCGAGTTCGCCGGGGTGGACATCGGCCGGGACTGGCAGTCGTCGACGCGGACGTTTCTGCCTGGCGGTGGGGAGATCCGCCCGTCGACCGCCTCGAGCGCTGCAAAGGATGGCGGCAAGGAGTCCTTTTCGGTCGCCGACGAGACGCACCTGTATGTCCTGCCGGAGCTGCGGCGGATGTACGAGATGGTGAAGCGGAACACGGTGAAGCGGAAAGCCGCGCAGGGCTGGATGCTGCAGACCTCCACGATGTTCGCGCCCGGGGAGGACTCAATCGCGGAGCGAACCCACGACGCGTACGGCAAGGGGCTGCTCCCGCGGTTCCTGATGGACCACAAAGGCGTCACCGACCCGGTTGACCTGGCCGACGACGCAGCGGTCGAGGCGGCGCTGCGATATGTGTACGGCGAATTCGCCCCGATGATGGATCTGCCCCGGGTCATGGCGGACCTGCGTGACCCGCGGTACGACGAGAACGAGCAGCGTCGGTACTTCCTGAACGAGCGTCGCGCCGGTTCGGCGCGGTGGATCGACCCGGCGTTGTGGGCAGGGCGTGCCGACCCGACAGTCGTGGTGGCAGACAAGGCGCAGATCACGGCGGGATTTGACGGGTCGATCTCGCGGGACTCGACCGCGCTAGTTGGGTGTACCCGTGATCGGCACTGGTTCGTGGTCGGGATGTGGGAGCGGCCGCCGGGGCCCGCCGGGGACGGCTGGGTAGTGCCGCAGGACGAGGTGAATCAGGCGGTCGCCACGATGATGGGCCGCTGGAAGGTGCTGCGGCTGTACGGCGACCCGCGGGAGTACAAGGCGTGGCTTGCCGCCTGGGCGGAACGGTACGGCAAGGACCGTGTGGCGGAGTTCCCGACCAACTCAGCCGGCCGGTTCGCGCCGGCGGTGCTGGCCGCTGATGTGGGGATCCGCCAGGGTGAGCTGACCCACGATGGGGACTCGCGGCTGGCCCGCCATGTCGGCAACGCGCACAAGCTGTATGTGCGGCTGCGGGTCGACGACGGGGAGCGCCGCCCATTCGTGCTGCAGAAAGACCGGCCGCATAGCCCACGGAAGATTGACGGTGCGGTTGCCGGGGTGTTGGCCGATGCGGCCCGCAACGATGCGCTGGTGGCTGGCGAGTTCACCGAGGAACAGCCGTTCCTTGCCGCGTGGCGCTGACGAAGGGACAAGCGGATGGCAATACGAGCGCTGGAGCGCGTCCCCGTCGACCAGATCGAAACCGAAGCTGCTCAGATCCAGCCCGGCCGTGGCCTGCGCACCCTTCTGATCGGCCTGTTCTACGCCATCGGTTGGACAGCAGGAAAGGTCAGCGTCGGTGGCCGGCTCGCGATGGCTGGCATTCGCCGCGGCTGGAAGGACGCGCGCGCCGGCCTGGACGTGCCACGTGGCGGACGTTAGCGATGCGAGGACGGGGTGAGTGGTGGGGCTTCTGGAACGCGTCGCTGAGGAAGCGCGACTTCCACGCCGCCGCGATGAGCACCGCTCCAGCATTGATAGCTGGCTGGTCGACTATCTGATCCCGGCGGTCAGCCAGTTCACCTACCAGGGCAACGCGTACCCGTTCGGGCTGAACCAGACCTACGCGGGTCAGCGGATCCAGGAGATCACCACCTCGCTGCCCGGGTATACTGCGGCGCTGAGGATGTGTCCGCCAGCGTTCGCGGCGCAACTGGTCCGCGCTTTGACGCTGGCGGGGGTGCGGTTCGTGTTCCGGAATCCGCCGTGGCATCCGTCAACCCCGCGGCGCACGTTCGGGTCAAGCGCGTTGGCGCCGCTGGAGCGGCCATGGCGGAACGCCGTGACCGGGGATCTGGTCGGCCGGATGGAATGGCACGAGGGCCTGGCCGGCAACTCCTATGTCCACGGCCGCGCCAACCCGGCCGCGCCAGCCGGGGTTCGCCTGCGGGTCCTACGCCCCGACTGGGTCGGCCTGCTGTACGGCTCCGACCTGGAACCGGACCATCCGGAGCACGCGCTGGATGGTGAGCTGCTCGGCTACGTGTACGCCAACGGCGGGTTCGCCAACCCGAGCCGGATTGAGACGTTGCTGCCGGACACGGTGGCGCACTGGGCACCGATCCCCGACCCCGAGTGCGCGGGGATTGGCATGTCGTGGATCACCCCGGCGATCCGGGAGATCCAGGCGGACCGGGCGGTCACCGACCACAAGCTCGCGTTCTTCCGGCAGGGCGCGACCCCGAACATGGTCGTCAAGGGATTGCCGACCGACCTGGCGCAGTTCAAGGAGATCGTCGAACTGCTCGAGGAGGAGCATGCCGGGGTCGCCAACGCGTACAAGACGCTGTACCTCAGCCAGGGCGCAGACGTCACGGTCGTCGGTGCCAACCTTGCCGACCTGGACCTGAAAGGTGTGCAGGGCGCGTCGGAGACGCGGATCGCGGAGCTGTCCCGGGTCCACCCGGTGATCCTGGGCAGCGCGGAGGGCCTGCAAGGGTCGGCGTTGAACGCGGGGAACTTCGGGATGGCGCGGCGGATCTACGCCGACGCGTTCGTGTATCCGATGTTGCAGAACCTCGCCGCGTCGCTGGCGTCGCTGGTCCCCGTCCCCTCGGACGCGGAGCTCTGGTACGACGTCGTCGACATCCCGCTGCTGCGGGAGGATGCCAAGGACGCCGCCGACATCGTGTTCGTGCAGGCACAGGCGATCCGGCAGCTGGTGGACGGCGGGTTCGACCCGGCGTCGGTGGTCGCGTCGGTGACCGGGCAGAGCCTCCAGCAGCTCCAGCATTCGGGACTGGTGAGCGTGCAACTGAACCCGCCCGGGACGGCGCAGCAGCCGTCATCGAATGGGGGCAAGCCGAATGCCCTGGTCGGTCAGTAAGGGCCATGGCTGCCCAGCGGCCAAGCCGTGGGCGGTCGTCAAACAGGCGGACGGGAAGGTCGAGGGTTGCCACCCGACAAAGGCGGCCGCGCAAAAGCAGATGGCGGCGTTGTACGCGAAGGAGCCAAGCATGGCATCGGCAAGCACGGACTGCGGCTGCGGGCAGCGTGAACACCAAATCGGCGAGCGTGCAGTTGACAACAGTGCATGGGATGGCAATGCGGCGATGACCGCCTGTTCTGATGCTGCCTGCTATCGGGCTATCTGCGCGGGTCGCAAGGCTGGCGACCCGAACCTGCGCTCGTCGTGGGCTCTACCGCATCATAAAACCCCATCCTCGCCGCCGAATGCCGCCGGGGTCCGCAACTCGCTGAGCCGGCTGCCGCAGACGCAGGGGCTCACCAACGCCGCCGCAGCCCGCACGCATCTCCAGGCGCACTTGGCAGCGATCAACGCCGGATCCGCCTCGGTCGACCCACCGACCGACAGCCTGTACCGGTCGATGGAGCTGGAACTCCGCGAAGACGGGCAGGGGATGCCGACCTTGTTCGGCTACTTCGCCCTGTTCAATCGGTGGAACGAGATCAACTCGTTCTTCGAGGGCCGGTTCCTGGAGCGGAACCATTCCAAGTCGATGGACCGCACCTTCGCGACCGAGCGGGACGCGATGCGGGTGCTGTTCCAGCATGGCCGTGATCCGATGGCCGCCGACAAGCCGCTTGGTCCGCTCGCCACGCTGGAGGCGCAACGCAAGGGTGCCTACTACGAGGTGCCGCTGCTGGACACTCAGTATGTTCGGGAACTGCTGCCGGGCCTGCGCGCCGGCCTGTATGGCGCCAGCTACCGGTTCCAGGTCCGTGAGGAGTCCTGGAACAAGAAGCCGGATCGCAGCGACTACAACCCCGAGGGGCTGCCGGAGCGGACTATCCTCGACCAGAGTGTCCTTGAGCTTGGCCCGGTGACGTTCCCGGCCGAGCAGGACACCACCGCCGGGGTCCGGTCGCTGACCGACCGGTTCCTCGGCTTCGAAGATTTCACCGGGCGGGGAGACCAGCGGATGGCTCCTGGCGGTGACCCAGCCGACCCGTCAGGACACGACGAGGCGGCCATCCAGGAAGCCCTCCACGCCCGCGACCGGGCCTGGCAGCTGAGGAGACGACTCACCAATGCCTGACACCGACGAGCAGACCAGCAACCTGCTCCCCCACACCCTTGAGGACCTGAAGGGGAAGACCCCCGAGGAGCTCCGCAACATCGTCGAGGTGCTGGACGCGCACCTGCGTGACATGCACCAGACCGAGACCGGCGAGCTCCGCGACATGGACACCGACACCCGCAAGGCGTTCGACCTGGGCTGCAAGGTCCGCGAGACCGCCATCGACATGATCGAGGAGCACGAGCGGATCTCCGCGATCTTCCGCCGCCGCCCCAAGGCGGTCGAGCGGGTGTACGCCAACATCCGCCACGGCCTGGACGACACCGCCAGCGACGTGCGTCGGCTCACCAACCCCGAAGCTCGCGAGCGGGCGCTGCGCAACCTGGACGCCGATCGGACCGCGCCAATGTCGGACGCGCAGCGCACCGAGGTCGAGCGGCAGATCCGCCGCGACCCCGACATCGCCCGACGGGTCATCGTCACTGAGAACGAGGACTACCGCACCGCCTGGCAGAAGGCCGTCACCGACCCGCACGGCCCCGCCCTGTGGACCGACGACGAACGCGCCGCGATGCGGGCCTGGGACGAGTACCGGGCCATGGGCGAGATCACCTCGACCGCCGGCGGGTTCGGGATCCCCGTCTACATCGACCCGTCGATCATCCTCACCGCCCAGGAAAGCGACAACCCGTTCCTGACCCTGGCGCGGCAGGTCAACATCAACACCAACATCTGGAAGGGCGTCTCGAGCGCTGGCATGACGTGGGCGTTCCAGACGGAAGCGGCGACCGTCACTGACGTCAGCCCCGTCCTCGCCCAGCCGACCGTCACGGTTCACATGGCCCGCGGGTTCATCTCCTTCTCGATCGAGGTCGGGATGGATTACCCGAACTTCGCTGCTGAAATGGCGACCCTTCTGGCCGCCGGCTACGACGAGCTGCTGGTCGACAAGTTCACCCGCGGATCCGGCACCGGGGAGCCGCAGGGCATCCTCACCGCCCTGTCCGCCAACACCAACGTCCGCGTGCGAGTGCAGTCCAACGGCGTGAACTTCAACCCCGGCGACCCGTACCGGGTGTGGGCGGCGCTGCCGCAGAAGTACCGCCGCGGCTCGTCCTGGCTGATGGGCGTGGACGTCAACAACGCGATCCGGCAGCTCGGCACCGCGAACGTGTTCCACGCGTTCACCGAGAACCTCCAGGCCGAATGGCTCAGCATCCTGTTCAACAAGGGCGTCTACGAGTCGCCGTACATGCCGTCGACCACGACCTCCACCGCTGCCCCTGACGGCCTGGCGGTCGTCGGGAACTTCCAGAACTACCTGATCGCCCGCCGCGGTGGCATGTCGGTCGAGCTGATCCAGAACCTCGTGGATGTCACGTTCAACCGGCCTACCGGCCAGCGCGGTTGGTTCGCCTACGCCCGCATCGGCGGCGGCTCGGTGAACGACCTCGGGTTCCGGCTGCTCGTCAACACCTGATCCATCGACGCCCTCGGCCTGATCCCCGAGGGAAGGGAGCCCCGGTTCCAGGTGGCCGGGGCTCCCGTTCACCTGGGAGCTTTCCAATGACCGTGATCGCTGCTGCCCTCACATCCGATGGCGTCGTCATGGCCGCTGATGCGCAGGTCACTGTCGGCTGGGAGAAGCAGGAACGCTCGACCCCGAAACTGTGGGTGACCAAGCAGTTCGCCATCGGCGGTTCCGGTGGTGTCCGCGAGTTGCAGATCATCCGCCACCACGTCGACTGGCCGAAGTACCGCCCCGATGAGGACACCGACCTTGAACGGTTCATGGTCAAGGACCTCATCCCCGAGATCCGCAAGGTCGTCAAGGACAACGGCGCGTTGAAAACGGAGAGCGGGATCGAGTCCTACGACGCGGGTCTGCTGGTGTCGGTCGCCGACAAGATCATGCGGGTCGGGTCGGTCGGTGACGTGCTCATCGACCCGCGCGGTCGGATGGCGATCGGGTCCGGCTACGCAGAGGCGCTCGGCCATCTCGGCGATGCCGGCCCATGGGCAGAGGCGGACGTGATTGAGGCGGTTCGCCGTGCCACCATCACCGCCCGCGGCTGCTCTGGTCCGATCAGCGTCTGCAATGCCCGCGCCTTGACCATCCGGACTATCACCTGAGGAGCGCACATGCCTGACCAGAAGACCAGCTACACCAGCGCGAAGACCTCCACGCCAGCCAGCAAGCCGCTCTCCCCCGCTGGTGAGTCCGGCGACCCGGCGGTCCACAAGCTCCTGGCGGACCTGGAGACCGCCCGCAGCAACGGCGACGCCGACGCCATCAAGGCCGCCCAGACGGCCCTCGCGGAACTGGGATTCTCCGCGTGAACATCGTCTACGCAACCGCAACGTTCCGGCATGTGTCCCCGGATGGCGTGGGTGGCATGGTCCACCAGGGCACTCACTGGCCCGCCGACGATCCGGTCGTGGCCGCCCACCCGGAGGCGTTCTCATCCGACCCCCGGTATGGGCTGAGCTTCAGCCGCCAGCCGGCCGGTTACGACGCGCCGGTCGAGCAGGCCACCGCCGCACCCGGCGAGCTGCGGATGACCCGCCCGCATGTTGACGACGCGTCCGACGAGGCGGAGGGGCTCCGCGCCGAACTCGGCCGGCTCGGCGTGAAGGTCGACGGCCGCTGGAGTCTTGGGCGGCTCCGCGACGAGATGAGCAAGGTCGGCCGGTGAGCACCACCGAGGCGGAGCAGATCCCTGACCGGACACAGGCGGTCGTGGTCGCCTACGTCCACCAAAACCAGGTCGCCTACTCCTGGTACCACTCGATGGTCGAGCTGATCGGCTACGACCTCGCCAACAATGGGCGGGTCCTCGCCGGCGGGTACGTCGGGATGCGGTGCGGGACCAGCGGGCTGGTCGAGGCGCGCAACAAGGCCATCCAAGGATTCCTCGAGGAGGGCAAGGCCGACTGGCTGCTGTGGATCGACACCGACATGGGCTTCGCCCCTGACACGGTCGACCGGC